TCCAATAGGAAGATGCAACACTAACAGTATGACTGTTTGCATTGTACTTAAGGTCTGAAGAAACTGCATCAACTACTCTACCTGTTTTTGCTTTAAATTCTTCCTCATCATAGAGAGGATCACTTGTAAGTGATGGATAGTTGTAAATGGTGGTTGCGTGAACTTCATCAATAAGGAATTGTCTATTAAGATCTAAAAGATCCGAAGCATCTGCATATGTTCCATCAAGTTCTTGTTTAGAACTTCCATTAAACTGGTCATCAATATTGTCGATCTTAATTACTTTATTAGTCTTACTCAGAATAAAACTCTTAATTGGAATTCCACCATCCATGTAAATCTTTTGAGTAGATCCATCAGGAAGAAGATCTTCCTCATAAACCATATTAAATCCAGTTCTATCAGTGAAAGAAACTTTTTGATCAATATTTACAAGTAAAGAAGAAGTACTATCGACAACTGTTGGTTTTAGATCATCAGACTTTGCAATACCAACACTAACTTCTTCAGGAGTTGGTTGAGTGATGAATTCTAAATCAGAGAATTCTTTGAATCCTGATGGGTGAACGAGAGATCTTACTGGTTCTTTCCACTTATCATAACTCAATTGACTCTTAACAGAATAAGAGAACTTCTGATAGTAGAAATTATCTGAGATTCTCTGTTGGAAATCATTGAGAATTCCAACAGATTTATCTAACTGACCAACCTTATCTCTAGAAATTCCAAGAGTAGAACTTAGATTGAATATACTGAAATATTCTACTGTTCCAATAACTTTTGAACTTTCTCCAGTCAACTTATCGTTAACACGAAGTTGACCAAAAGATTTGCCGATTCTTAGTTGGTTGAGATCATTATCCCATCCACCTTCCATTGCGACACCACTGAAAGTAGGTCCAGTAACTTTTTCTTTTGACAGATAAGATACATCATCTTTTAGAACCATTTCAAATTGTGGAACTTGTTTTTTGTTAACAAGATAACCTAAAGTAATTCCATCATCATAAACACCAAAAGTACCTGTAGCGATACCTGTCATATCATAAGTAACTGTGTTGTTAGTTGTACTAATTCCAGTTACCTTGAAGAACTTGTAATCATATGCATCAGAATTATAGTTTGCCAAGTGATCTGAAGCTGCAGTTAATCTGCAACCCTCAACAAATACTTCATCACCAACATTGAATGGGAATGATGTGCTGACACCAGAGGTTAAAATATCTGCATTGGATAATTCTGCAGTGATTAGAGAACCATTGATTGTGAAGAAATCAATATCATATCCCTGCGAATGATGAATAGTGACGATATCAAGAGGATCACTAAAATCAATTGCATTCTGCGCTACATCTACTTTAGTGATAGAACCACCCTCTAAAGTTGGAATTAACTTAATACTAGGTTTATCTGGAACTATTAAGGTTGGAGTTTGATTATACCCTTTACCGCCTGTAGTGATTCCAATGTAATCGATAGTTCTAATATCTTTAACACCAACAACTGATGGAGTACTGAGAAGTGGGGAAAGAGTTGGGTCAGTTGGATAGTCAAATCCATCCTTAACTCTTTCATATTTTTCCACTTTACCAATATCATCAGATATTAGTTTAATGTTGGCGTTCTTTCCCTTATCACTCTTAATAGTTTCAATCAAAGGTAATCTGTCATATCCAACACCAGCAAAGTTGATTCTCAGTTTTTCAATAGGACCATTAGCAGTCTTGGATTCAGTAACGTAACTTACTGTGGTATTTGAACTATTGTATGAAGTTTTTTCGGCAACACTGGGCCTTCTTAGTAGGTTGAATAAGAATGTAGATTCATCACTTATGTTTACGTTATAGTCAGTGTTAAGTGAGTGTGGTACAATATCAACTTTATTAGCACCTACAACTTTTAGATCTCTAGAGATTTCGGTTTTCCTAACATCAGTAGGTCCCTTTGGAACTAAAGTATAGTAAAATGCAGATGGAATTTGAGAAGAAGATGTATCTACCTCGACCTTAGCATCCGCATTACCTGGAGTTCCTGTTCTGGTAATTGCAAATCCATCTTCTGCAGTTCCAACAAGTTCTAATCTTCTAGTAAAATCTGGATCTTCATAGAATTCCAAATCCATTTCAGAAATACTTGGATCAGATAGATCAAAATTAATTGTATCGTTTTTAATGAAACGTAGTGCAGGATTAACTCTATGAAGTTTTTGATCAGCTCCACCAGAAGTTAAAATATCTATAGTTTTTCCTTTATCAATATCACTTAGATATTCGGTTAGTTTTATCTTATTCTTATCAGTTTTGAATACAAAGTAACACTTATTATTTTCAAGTCCATCAGCAGGATTTGCTGATGAATAAACTACCTTCTCACCCTGTTCTATAACCTGTCCAGTTAGGTCAATGGTATCTTCACTAGAAGAAACCTCACTAGCACCAAAAGACACTGGACCAGTTGTCATTTTTCTAATAACTGGATTATAAAATACTGAGATAGGATCCTTTTCTCTGTTGTTGATTGAGAACGTAATTCTATCACCTGCGGTTAGTCCATGCGTCTCAGATGTTCCTACTGTTGCACTATATCTCTCAATAGTTCCAGTAATTTCTTTATTAATAGTTGATAGTGAGTGAGCGGCTCCGATTGTTGGGAACAATGAATCAAAATTTACAAATTCTGCAGCATTTAACTGTGTTCCAATGCCCGTAGTTGATGTGAATCCTACTGTGGAAAGACCAACGTGATCTTTACCTAAGTTCACCGCATAAACTGTTTGTCCATTTTCAAGTACAATTGAAGAACCAGATCCAACATTATTAATATACAATGAAGTTCCTGCCAATCCAATGTGATACTTCAGTTCTTGTCCTGTATAGAATTTGTGACCTGGAATGAATATAGAACTCTTTGGTACAGTTCTGTATTCTACAATTGTTCCACCTACACCAAGAACTTCTCTTACTGATCCAGTTGTTCCAGTTCCTACAGTAACTTTGGGATCGAAATAAACTACCTCATTAGTATAAACATAATCATCAGGAACTTGATCCGAATTTATGGTAATATCAAAAACAGTTGGTTTCAGTGTAATAAGGTGATCATCACTAAAGGCTGTATGAATTCCTGGATATTGCAATCTATTAATATCAAATGCAGAATTATTCTTATCAATTCTAATAATTCTACAAATTTCTGTACCAATTCCGATCATATCTTCTACACGGAATCCACTAATATCATTGACGTAAATTGTAGTAGTGACACCAGTGGCACTAACCATATTAGAGGTTAGTTTAGTTGTTTTATTTCTAACAGTTACTAATCTATCACCCTCTACAGATTTTGCAGATGTTGTAGAAATACCAGAAATATTAATTATTTCATTATTAAGGATTTCATGAGGATCAGTTAATCTACATTCTATAGTATTTGATTTTTTAAGATCAAATACAACACCAGAAGTTACAGTTTCATTTACTGAGAATGAACTTACAGTTTTACCCTTAATTTTTGAAACAGCAATATTTGCTCCACTTCCACTTTCACCTCTATTTTTAATTACTAAACTATCACCAACTTTGTATCCATCTCCTGGAGAAAATACTGAAGTATCTTTAATACCAGAAGTTTTAATTTCAGATACTCTAAATTCTTGTTTGAATTTCTCATCAACCTTATCAATTGGTTTATACTTAGAGTTATTTGAAGTGATATAATACTGTGATACGTTTCTTGTCAACCCATGAGCAGCTATATCAATGTCTTGATTGATTGATGGTAAGAAATTTTCTTCAATAGGTTGGGAGTGGAAATATGGTCCGATAAAATATGGATATGTTGGTTGAGACTTTCCAGAGTTATCTGTATTTTGAGAAACAAAATAAGCATATGTTCCATCAGGATATTCTGGTGTCTTACAATATCTTCCATTATTTTCATCAAGATCGCCCGTACCAGTAAAAATATAATCGTTGATAAAAAATCCTGCAGTAAATTCAGGTGAAGTTGGTCTAACACCTGGAGTATTATCTACACTAATTTCATATCCCGTTTTAATTTGTTTGATTCCTCCACCCAAAATATTCTGGTATCCATAAGGTCCGTAAATTGGATTACCATCATATGCAAATCCAACAATTGGAGAGTGTACTTTAGTGTTAGGTGATTCTACATTGTTTTGCGTAAAGTTATCACCTAATTGATATCTTAGTTTTTTGGGAATAAAGAAGTTTACAAATTCTAAACCCAAGGATTCATTTCTACTTGGTAATAGGAATCCATCATCTTCGTCGGAAATTTGATTTTTGAGTTTTTCGACTTGGTTGACTTTCCAGTTAGTTACATTACCCAAGAACTTAGCATTTTTACCTCTAGCTTCAACAGAAAGTGTAGTATTATCATTATTATAACCAACACCACCATTAAGAACTTTAACCGCTGTAATTTTACCAGATTCCACCACAGGAACTAGATCTGCAAAACTACCTTCGCCAGTAACAATAATATCGGAGTCTAATCTATAACCATGTCCCTTATTGATAATTTTAACATCAACAATAGTACCACCAACAATAATTGGAGCGAGAAGTGCTTTACTTGATACTTTTGTAGTTCTTACTTCTGGTCTTCTATGATAATTGAATTGACTGGTACAACCATAAGATACGCCTCCATCTTCAACAAAAACATCATCAATAGATCCAAGAATCTTGGGTTCTAACTCAGGCGCAACAATATCAATATCACCTTGTTCAGATGTTGTATTGATACTAATAGTAATCTTTGGATATGCAAAAGTATGAGTACCTACACCAATATTATCAAATTTTACAAACTTCTTGTGGTCATAGTTTTCTGAAGCAATAATAGTTCCAGCAACAGCAACTCGGAATTTGTTAGAATCTATTACATTAATATAATAATCAGAAGTAGTATTCATTCCAGAGATGACAGTATCACTAGTGGAATAATGAACTACTTCCCCTTCATTAAATCCATGAGATCTTGCATAGATGTATGAATCATAGGTATTGATTCCTGCTTTATTTCCGATGGTATTGGAAGAAGGAATTTTAACTGCTCTATTAGAATATCCTTGTCCTTTTTCTTTTACATAAATCGTACTTATAGTATTTTTTACAGTAAGACTTTCAATGGCATGGAAACCAGTACTAACTGCAGTAATATCGATAGCATTAATGCCTGCAACAGCATCTTGAGGTGTACTGTGCAGTTTTACAATTTGTGTAGTTGGAGTGGAGACATAGTAATGAGAATCTCCAACTAATCCACCAATATCAGTATTTTTATTACTGTTGTAAATTACTTCTTCACCAACTTGAAAATTATGATTTTGGCCAAAGTTAATTGTATTTGCAGCAATATCAATGCCAGGTTGAGTTGGTTTGAACTGGAGAACGGTTCTAGTCTTAACCAAGTTTGATTCTAGAACACATCCAGTTCCATTTCCACCTGTAATTGATATTTCAGGTTTAGTTGCATATCCAACACCCGCTTTTAGTACTTTAATTTCTTGGACTGATCCGCTCAAATTAACATGAGCCTTACATCCAGAACCCTGAGGGTCAACAATTTCTAACTCTGGTGGGTTGATAACGTCATAATCTTGACCAGAATTAGTTACTTCAATATCTGTAAGTCTACCGTAATAAACATTTTCATCAAATAACGTTGGTGATAAAATTTCAACACCATTACCAAGCATTCCAATATAACGATTATCAGTAGATCTACGATTCTTATCGTCAAAAAATGTTTTTTGTTTTTCTAAACCAAACTTTTTAAATAGTTTTTGGTTCTGAATGGTCTTATTTTCATAAGAAGCTCTATATAAAGTTCCAACAACTCCGCCATTTGGAGTAACTGAAACATGTTTGTTGCCGAAAGAATCTGCCTTACTAAAAGATAAAGATAGAGTATCTTTATTGATAGAACTTATAAAATAAAATCCAGTGTCAACACCAACAGAAGTTGCATCTGTTGGAATAAAATATACATTCTCCCCATCATAGAATCCATGATTAGTGGATTGTATAACTTCAGTAGTGTTAATACCCGAGACGGAAAGTTCTTTTCTAGTATCTTGAGCAAATATTTGATAGTTAGGAAGTCCAGTAGAAGCTACATAAAAGTTCTTCTCATCTGCAGTAATGTATGTGTTTTGAACTCCTGTAGGAATTTTTGAAATATAATTGTAAGTATTGATATAGTGATCACCTTTACTAATTCTTTTTGAAAGAGTAACAGAATCAGTAATAGTATGATTTGGTGATGTTATCTGTACAACTACTTCTTGTGTATATTTTCTTATCTCAGAAGCTGATGGATATACAATATCAACAATCGTTCCAAAAGAAAAATTATTCTGATCGTCAGAAAGAGTTACTGGTTCGCCAACGTAGAAAATAATGGCATCGAGTAAATTGATTCTATACTTATTAGAGTCAACTTGAGAAACTTTTTCTATAGTATGATCCGTGGGAATATTATAGAACCAACTATTAAATTCTCTAAAATCTCTTAAATCTTTACCAAATCCAGATAAAGAAATTACATCATCAACTTTGAGGTTTGATGTCTGACTAAAATCAATACTGTCAACTACATTAGTAAGTAAGAAGTCTACCCTAGAAGTTTGACCAAATCCAATATAACTATAAGCGAATTTATCTTCAACAATTGAAGAATTTACTTCCAACTCAGCACTTACACCAGAACAACCTAAAAATTGATTAACAGTTTTGCCAGTATAAGAAACATTAATATAATCGTTAGAACCTTTTGGTTTAATGTGGACGTTACCAGAGTTTGAAAATCCTACCGTAGAGTCAACCAGAATAGTATCAGAGCCTGCTGGCACGTCTTCTAACAGTTTCGTTTTACCAGACGCCTCGAATAGGTTACTAAAGTCAGCAGAGTCTAGTGAGACCTCATAGAAGTCTTTGCCGTCAATAGGTCTATATTCAATATTATAGATGGAAGAAGATACCGTTCCAATTCCAGAAATATCCTGAAGTAGTGGATTTCCTTTAATTAAAAGAGGATCTCCACCACTTACTTTTTCCAATAATACATTTTTAGTAATAAAATAATTATTATCAGAAGGGACTATCATGAAGTCCTGGGGTTTGATCAGTTCAATATCTTGTCCAAATAATACTTTGAAAAGAATTTTATATGAAGTGTCTGTTCCTTTTGATCTGTAAAAGTCTTTTGCACGGGTTAAGATATTTTGAATATCCACACCATCGGTGAATTTTCTATTTTCAAATCCAGGTAAAAATTCGGCCTTAAATTTGATAAAGAATTCTTGTAAGAAAAGATTACTTAAGTTATAAACAAAAGTACCCGCAGTATGAGTATCTGTCTCGGTGGATCTAAAACTTAAAAATTCTGCGTTATTTGCTGCTTTGATAGAATCGGTTGCACTAAAACCTCTTGTACAATTTTCAAAAGTCGTTGCTGTTTTAGTTTCATAATGAATGATTTCATCATCAATTTTTAGTAATCCATTCTTATCTGGCCAACCAAGAGTACTAGCTACTACAATGGTATCATCAATGACACCAAGATTACTCATCAAAGCAGTATAAGGAATAAGATTTTGAAGTTGAAACTCTTCAATATTCTTATATCCTTTTAAATTTGTTGCAAGATCAGCCGCACCACCCCTAAAGTCTAAGGATTTGTAATATTGTTTAAGAAAACTAGTAAACGTAGGAGAATCCTGAAGTAGGAAATCAGGAATCTGAGATTCGATAATCTCGTTGATGCTAACTCTCTTTTCTGTCATTTTATCTTGTGAACTGTCCGTTTAGGTAGCTAGATGTAGGAACAAACAATGTTGCAGCAGTATTCTCGCCAGAGGTAATAGTATCCTCCACTGTATTTACCACAGAATTGCCAACGTCAATTTGGAGATATAAATCTTTCAAACCAATAACATCATTTGACTCGGGAATTGCCTGAACTTCAATAACGTTATTATTTAATGCAGTAGATGTTATATTTACCACATCCAAAAGTATCTCTCCTTTCACATAATCAATAGTTCCAGCATTTACCTTTACAATTGATGGAATGTTATTCACAAGTTTGAAGAAGAAAATTCTTCCAGTACTATTATCAGTAGCAATATCACCCATGTAAAGAGTATCATTCACTCCAGATATTTTAAATCCAGAAGATTTGATAGAATACCCATCTTTTTTGATATAAACCTTATTTCCAAAACAAATTTCATATGTTGCAAAGGTATTGAATGCGGGTGATACATCCCTACGCATTCTTACTTTTGTAATATTAGATGTAATCGCTTGATCAGTATCATCAATCAGTGCATTAATCTTAGAATACTTAACTCTTCCGCCAAAATTGTTAGTATCGCTAGATTGTGAATATGTTGTTAAAGTATTAAGTACTTTTGTTCTAATTTCAGAAACATCTGATGTTTGGTTTTTATTGTAGTAGATAGTAGTATCAAATTCAACAAAAAGATATTTCAAATCGATCAATTCTGGTTTAATACCAGCAATTGAGTATTGTTTTAGTGATCTGGAGATTTCTTCTTTTGTAATTTGAGAAAGTGTGTTTGATCCTCTTGGTTTAATCGAAATAAACACTTTTCCATACTCTGGAGGATCCAACTCCTCTCCCCCGTAGGCGGTCACAGAATCGATATTGGTGTATATGTATGGAATTAGTCCTTTATAGTCACTGGCGGTCACGGCACGGAACTGTGAGGAGTATACACGGGGTGCCAGGTACTTGATAGAGTCTAGAGATTCAATATCATCACCATTTTCCGCTGGATTGATAGTTCTCAACAAAGAAATTCCAGTTGTAACTGGATTTTGGTTATTATCCTTCAAAATTCCAGAAAAAGTGAAATTTCTAGCACCATTTCCTTCTCTACCGTTACTTACAATATAAGTTACTTCAATAATAGACCCAGAAGAAGGTTTTTTACCTAAAATTCCATCTCCAAAACGAACTTCAT